CCTTCTTCCCTCCCCGAATTGATTTTTTTGCGAAAGGGGTCCGGCTGCGGAATGGGGTCCGGAGCGGACCCCGGGTGGATCCTGGCCGGCGTGATCCGGCCGGACTGCGGGCAACTGCCTGCGGTGATTATGAAAGGGGATTTCAAATTGATTTGTGGAGAGAAAATCAAATTGAAATGCCGGGGCGGTGATCAATGTGGCTAAAGCAAAGTCGGAACTGTCATACCGGCGAATCATCCAGAGCAGGATGGAAAGCGTCGGGACCTTCCGACAGGAATACGCCGCTGCGATTGATCGCCTGGCAAAACTGTATGTGCAGCGTGACAAGGTTGAAGCGCAGTTTTTAGCGGCAGGCGGTGAGGCTGTCGTGGAACACACGAACAAGGCCGGCGCGACAAACCTGACGAAAAGCCCGTATCTGTCGGCGCTGTCGGAGATAGACTCCCAGCTGATTTCCCTTGAGCGCGAGCTGGGACTGACACCGACCGGAGGACGGAAGGCCATACAGCCGAAAAAAGAGTCTGTTAGCAATTTCGCTGCGGCGCTGACCGAGGCGCTTTCCGGTGCGGGAGCTTAAAGGGAAATACCTGTCCGAGGTGCTGGCCTACGCGCAGGGCGTAGTGGATGGATCCATTATCGCCGGGGAAGATCGGCAGCTCGGCTGCAAGCGCTTCCTGGACATGCTCGAGAATGAGCGGTACGACATCCGGACGCGAGATGCTGATTTCGTGATCGGGATCATCGAATCGAGCTTCCGGCACCGCCAGGGCGAGCGTCTGGACGGAACGCCGCTGCGGAACACTCCTTTCCTCTTGGAACCATGGCAGAAATTCTGTGTTTACGGAATGCTCTGCTTTTTCTTCGCCGGGACCAATGAACGCGTCATAAAAGAGGCGTTCATTTTTATTCCCAGGAAAAACGGCAAAACGATCTTCGTCTCCGCGCTGGCATGGGCGCTTGCACTGCTGCAGCGGATGAGCGGATCTGTCGTGTACGTTGTAGGCGCCGCACTGAAGCAGGCGCTGGAGACGTTCGAAAACTGGGATTACAACCTGGAGCACGTTCAGTATTCCGACAAAAAAGACGCGATCGCGGACGGCTGGGAAATCCATGACAACAACATGGAGCACTCCATCAGCCATTCGGATCTCGGCGGCGGCTCCATTTCCCTGAACGCCCTGGCCAGCAATCCGGACGGACAGGATTCCTTTAACTGCAACATCGTCATTGCGGATGAAGTCCATGCCTACAGGAGCCCGAAACAGTACAACGTGCTGAAAGAGGCCACCAAAGCTTATACCAATAAACTTGTGATCACGATCACAACGGCCGGCGATGACGGGACATCATTCTGTGCGCAGCGGCTCACATACTGCAGGCGCGTCCTGCACGGGAAATATCAGAACGAAAACCTGTTTGCCTTTATCTGCTGCGCTGATCAGGATGAGAAGGGCAACGTTGACATTCTGAACCCGATCCAGCACCAAAAGGCCAATCCTTCCTACGGCGTGACGATCCGTCCGGCTGACATCATGAACGACGCTCAGCAGGCGGTGGACGATCCGCAGGAGCGGAAAGACTTCCTGGCAAAGTCGCTGAACATCTTCACGGCACAGATGAAGGCGTACTTCCAGGTGCAGACCTTCCGATGGAGCGACCGGCATGCCGGCGAGCTGCTCGGGATCGATCCGGAATGGTCGCTGGATGAAAAAATCAGACATATCCTGACGCTGCAGGTGAAATGGTACGGAGGCGCGGACTTGTCAAAGCTTCACGATCTCACCGCGGCAGCGCTGCACGGGACGTACAAGGATATCGATATCTGCCTTCCCCACGCGTGGTTCCCGATCGTCGCGGCCACCGTGAAGGCTGATCAGGATAATATCCCGCTGTTCGGATGGAAAGATGACGGATGGCTCGACATGTGCAACGCGCCGACAAACAATCACAGCGACGTCGTCAAATGGTTTGTCGAAAGGAGGAAGCAGGGCTTCAAAATCCGACAGGTCGGACACGACCGGAAGTTCTGCCGCGAATACTTTATCGGGATGAAGAACGCAGGGTTTACAGTGGTCGACCAGCCGCAATACCACTACAAAAAATCAGAGGGATTCCGGCGCATTGAGCAAAAGGCACTCAATGGGCTTTTTTATTACTTCGGATCCGAAGCCTATGAATATTGCATTCAGAATGTCCGGGCCGAAGAAAAGACGGATGACATGATCCAGTATGAAAAGATCGAGGAAAACCGGCGCATCGATATCTTCGATGCGGACGTGTTTGCCACGGTCCGGATGCTGGAGGATCTCGAGAAAAGCCAACGGGCTTCAGAATGGCTGTGAGGTGACAGACTATGAGCAAAGGGAAAAAGAGAACCAGGTACGGGCGGGACGCTCCCGCCAAAAAGCGGAACGACAGTCCGGTAATCGCGCTGACGAATCCTGAAAGCTGGAAGATTCTGTGCGAAAACGGGTACCGGTCCGTGATGAAGTGTCCGGAGGTGCAGATGTGCATCAACGTGTACGCTGATCTGATCTCCAGCATGACGCTGCGGCTGATGGAAAACACCGACCGCGGAGATCTGCGGGTGAAGAATGAGCTGTCGCGTCTCCTGGACATCGAGCCGAACAAGTACATGACGCACATGACCTTCTTCCAGACGATTGTCCGGTCGCTGATGGAATACGGGAACCAGTTCACGTATCCCAAGTACAGCAACGGTTATCTGGAAAGCCTGAAACCGCTGGAGCCCGGACAGGCTGCGATCGTGCCGGAAGGGCTGGATGATTACAAGGTCACCTACCGGGGACTGGTTTTCCAGCCGGATGAGGTACTGCATTTCATCCTGAACCCTGATCCGAACCAGCCGTACCGGGGGCGCGGATATCAGGCTTACCTTCGGGATATCGTGAAGAGCATCCGCCAGGCGAATGCCACCCGGAACGCGATCCAGGAGAGTCCTTCCCCTTCGATCATCGTGAAGGTGGACGGGCTGACGGAAGAATTCAAGAGCCCCGAGGGCCGCGCCAAGCTTGGCGAACAGTTCTGGGACGCCAGCGAGAACGGCCGTCCGTGGTTTATCCCTGCGGAAGCGTTTGAGGTGGAGCAGGTGAAACCGCTGAATCTTTCTGACCTGGCGATCAAGGATTCGCTGGAGCTGGATAAAAAGTCCATCGCCGCGATCTTCGGTCTGCCGGCGTTCCTGGTAGGTGTCGGTGAGTTCAAGCTGGAGGAATACCAGCTGTTCCTGACTACACGGCTTATGGCCGTCGCGCGGATCATCGAGCAGACGATGACGAAGGGCCTGTTGTGGTCCGAAAAACTGTATCTCAGTTTCAACCCGCGGAGCCTGTACAACTATTCCCTGAATGACCTGGTCAACACCGGGAAGGAAATGGTTGACCGCATGGCCATGCGGAGAAACGAGTGGCGCGACTGGATCGGCTTGCCGCCAGACGCGGAGATGGATGACCTGCTGGCGCTGGAAAACTACATTCCGGCCGACCGGCTTGGAGATCAGAGCAAACTGGTAGGAGGAGGTGAGAGCAATGAGTAAGCGTAAAGAGCGACAGACCAGGACAATGGACTGCAAGTTCAACATCCGGGAAGACGGGAGCGAGAAGCGTCTGGAGGGATACTTCTCCGTATTCGGCGGTGTGTATGAACTTTGGCCCGGGGCTACTGAGTCCATCGATCCGCATGCGTTTGACGATGCGCTCTCTGACGACATCAGGGTGCTGATCGATCATGAGACCAGATTGGTACTCGGCCGAACGACAGCGAAAACCGCAGAACTGCGGGTGGATGAAATCGGGCTGTTCGGCAGCGTGCTGATCAACGAAGCAGACCAGGACGCGCTAAACCTGTACGCCAGGGTTCTGCGGGGCGATGTGAGCCAGGCTTCTTTCGGATTCGACATCCTGGATGAAACCATGGAAGAGCAGCGCACCGAAGACGGTAAGTACACGGTTCACTGGACGATCAAAAAGGTCAAGCTTTACGAGGTATCGGTGGTTACCTTCCCGGCCTACCGGGACACGGAGATCGCCGCGCGGAAAGAAGACTTTGATGAAATCCGGAAGCGCCGTACCGAGGTCTGGAAAAATCAAATGCTGGAGCGGCTGCGGTCGACCGGCAAAATCAAAGAGGAGGCATGAGAGACATGCTGAGACAGCTGTTGCTTTCGCGGAAGATCGCCGCGAAGAGGGCCGAGCTGGAAAAGCTGCAGGCCGAACGGACCGAACTGGATCAGAAGCGCGATGCGCTGAAAACCAGGGAGGCGGAACTTGAAGCCGCGGTCAATGAAATGACCGAGGAAACGTCCGAAGAAGACCGCGCCGCGGTAGACGCCGAGGTGCAGGAGTTCGAAGGACAGGTGGCTGAAGCGGATGCCGCTGAAGCCGCCAATGAGGAAGCGTCCGTCAACCTCCAGAACGAAATCGACGGACTCCAGCGGGAGCTGGATGAACTGAATTCCAAGGCGACCGCGCCCGCCGCGGCTCCGGCCGAAGCGACGCCGACAGCGGTCCCGGATGAAACCGACGCGGAGGATATCCGCTCTGAAAGGAAGGGAAAAACCATGATCCGTAAACTGTTCAAGACTGCCCAGGAAAGGGCCGCTT